GTGGAGGAGATGCACTGCGAAAAGCAGATGCATCTCCTAAACGGTGAAATAAGCCACCGCCCAAGAGAGCGAAATGCTCCATCTCCTCCGTCGGGTACTAAACCGACGTCACTGTGTAGTGACCCATCGACGTTTCGGTGTGAAGACGCCGCGCTTCGTTGAGGAAACTAAATCGACTTGATTATCTTCAATGTCGAAAACTGAACGATGCGAATCATCGTCTCGTTTATGTGCAAGGCATCTAAACAAAGATGCCAAGCCGTCATTGCTGATATCATCGCTCACCTTCTTAGGGGTGAAGACGACACGCCTCTGCTCGTAACGATGGAGCAATCCATTGTAACGGCATTGGGTCCGCTGAAACACGGACTTGTAGAACAGGCCCTCTCCGTCATTTACAGACAGAGGGACTCGCCCCCAACGTGAGTCAATCCAACTACGCAATAAGCTGGTCGTCTTCCAGAGTCCCAGTTCATAGAACTGGTTCGCTTTGGACAGCCAACTCATCGTGTTAGTTGCGTTCCACTCGTGATACGTAGATGGGATGACTTCAGCGGCATACACGGGTTTCACCGAGTAACCGTTATAGAAGTCACCGCCACAACTCTCTCTAAAGAGTGATCTAGAGAAAGTCTTGGCTCTGTTAACCTTGAGTCCATAGGACTCAAGGTACCGTATCACGTCGTCCACGTATGAGGTAGGGACAATTATGTCGTCCCCATAAATGTCAATGAGCTTTGAGTACTCACGGACACTCCTCGAGCTAGGACGTCTACCATGAAGCTGGTGCAGACACGCTTGGATAAGCGTATAAAACACCATTGCTTCAACAGGAAAGCACATCGCTGATCCCATTGAAGCAAACTTCTCAAGGACAATATTTTGTCCTGACGGTAGAGTAGCGCTAAGAGACCGACTATCCTCGAGAAAAGGTAGTATAGGCGATCTAGCAAAGATCCTCTGTACAAGCCCCAAAGAGACTCGGTCAGAAGCTTCACTCATATCCATCGTTGCTAAACGACGGTTTTGCGAAGCACTACGGGCACGCGCCTGATTCACCGTCTGGTCAGAAAACCTCACACTATTTCTAGTGAGAGGGTGACTTTCCAGTACTCGAACGGTATATGCCATAAGGGCCTGCTGTACGTATTGAACGACAGAAGGCTCCATGGCAATGACGCGTGGGGACTTTAAGGTCTTGGGAACGAACACCACTTTTACAGGGTGCTCGTCCTTAAGGGCGATGAAGGGTATTCTCCCCAAATGCTCATGCCATCCATAGTTTGGAATAGCATGGAGATCTGGTGGGAAACTTGCTTCAAATCTGGCATACCAGGACTGAATGGACCACCGTGCGTTCGCACGTAATCCATCAGCTGTTTTACCAGGGCCATGTCTAGCGATAAGTCGATCCGGAGAAAGTTCTCCAAACGCGTTTGACCATAGTATACAAGATACGTGGTCAATAACGTTCGGAGCTTCGGATCTAACGGTCGTGTTGACATTCCTCAGTTCCTTCTCTATGTTGAGGTACGATCGGATAGCGTCAAGATTTCTCTTGCCGCTACACGGAAGCTTAAGCTTTTTAAACAAGCGAGCTATCTGCCTGATAGCGAAAATCGCATCAGGCAGGACGTCCTCTTTTAGAGAACCATCCTCATTGAACACCATCCTGAAGAAACCCCCTAGAAATAGTGGGAGACTTCGCTGACGATTTAGGGCAAATGCCTGACAATCGTTGGCTGGAAAGGTGCCGTCCTCGATCCCCTTTAACAAAAGGGAATCGATTTCGGGAAGGGTTATCGTCAAAAACGACAACCCCTCGTGCTCAACACGGTGTCGAATCGCTTCGACATCGCGCTCTGTGGACACACCCAGCTGCTCTCCTAATTCTGTTAGGAGAGTCTGGTGGAGCATGGTAGGTCTTTTCATCTTAACCTCGCTTATGTGCGGGGGATAAGAGACCTTCTACATGTCGCCCTCACGTCACCATGACTTCGAATTAATAAGAAGTCATGGTGAGAGGTGAGAGAAGCAATGTACGCAGTCGGTACTAAAGCACCGGCTACTTACATCTGTCCCTGCAGCCACTTGTAGTAATTCGACGGACTTCCCGTTGTAATCAACGTATGGAAGCCCGCACGAAGGTACTCAAGCTCTGCATCGGTGAAGCCGAACAACGGCTCATCGACGACCAAGTAGTAAGACGCACTAAGCGCCTTATTTACTGCCGAAATCGGGTCCGCAGCAACTTTGTTCTGCACGACTCGAAATTCATGCCGCATACGCGCCGCAGACTGGTTCTGTTTCAGAATAATCTGAACATTGCCAGTCGCGTCTTTGTACGTGGCCTGATTAGGCGATATCTGAATACGGGCACAATCAAATGCGACCGCGTTCAGGGTTATGGTAAGGGGATCTGCTAACATGTAAAAGCTCCATTAAAGCAAAGCTACTGACACAAAGTAGGCACAGCTCTTGCAAAGCCGGACCCTGCAGGTTAACGTCTATACTTTTGGGCAGCAATGCCCGCTAATATGGACTCCTGCATTCCTGACAAGCTTGGAATGCCTATCAGTTCAGGAGCGAAGGAAGGACCATCAGCACGTATAATTCTTTTCACGTAGCTGGTGGATTGGGCTCCCAAAAACTGAACGCCTAGATCCGTCTCCAGGGGCACTGCCCCTGTAGCCGTACCGCGGCCTTCAGTATATCGGGTGACATAGAAGTAGTCGGTTGCAAGCCGATCTTCTACTCCGGGAGAAATGGCGTCGATGAAGGATCCCAAATTTGAGAACCAATCGGCTAACCATGACCATGGGATAGCATTATAGACAGTGGAAGGCGTAAGCCTCTCACCATATATTCTGCTCAGGATTTTCCTGCGCCATTCAACGTCTTGAGGTCCTGGCGGAAGCCAGTACTTAAAACGTCCCGAATAGCGAATCTCATCTCGAATCGTATGAACGACCGAGCCGGTGGCCTGTCCATTGTAAGCTTGGATTACGAAGACGGGGTCAAAGTCTGAGTTACCCAACTGGGATACCTCAGCCGTTTGGCTATTCGTCTTTAGCACTCCAGACCGACGGACAGACTTCCCATTGTCCCGTATAAGCTGATCTACACGCTTCTGACCATTGCGTTGAAGCCAAACAAATTGTTTGACATCGCGCCATAGAGGAAGCCAGCCGAATTGTAGTGCAACGTGAAATTCACCTGCACCACGCAGCTGTTTCTTAGGTGTATTCCCAATACCTTCAAACACGGCTTTAAAACCGGATTTGAGAGTCTGAGGAATATCCTTAAGTTCGTAGATAGCGTTCAGAGCCGACCAATCTGGCTTAGCAGGTCTAGCACGATTCCAAGCTTCATTAAAATAGAAGTCTGGGTCGTTCCAAACTGATGCGTCGGCCAGGGATGGCGATCCAGGAGGATTTACTACAACGCTTCCCTTGTAGGTAGGCGTTCCAGGTGGTCCCCTAGGAATAACGGTGGCACTAGCGCCAGGTGTACGAGTGTACCCCTGTTTATCCAGAAAGAAGTACCCTCCAGTATGAGACTTGAGGGCACTGATATAAGGATGACCAGAGGAAATCTTATACCCTACATCATGAGCAGAAGTCGTATAGGCTTCACTCACGATGTTGCTAGAAAAGGGCCAGTCGTACCAATCTCCGATTTTAGTCGGGGTTGATACATCAAACCCAGTCACACGCTGCTCTGACACAAAACAACTCCTTCACAAGGGTGTGATATACTTAATACCAC